TCAGAAGTACGTCACCACCGTCATGAATCCGGCCATCGACACGATGCCGGCCACCACGAAGCCGATGAGCCACGCGGTGTCTCCGCCGTCCCAGTAGGTGGCGGTCGTCGAGGCTTTCAGCCCTAGGGCGGCGATGCCCCAACAGCCGACGCTGAGCACGAGCAGGAAGCAGGCAGCGATGTTCCGGAAGAACTCAGCGATCATCGGCCCCCACCTCCGCCTTGGTAGAGCGTGATGGCTTCGTCTGCGTTGGAGACGTTGGTGACGTGGAACGTCTGGGAGGGCTTGGCCTCCACTCCTCCACTGTGCCGTCGGGGTAGCAGATGAAGACAGGGACGGCGACAGACACCGCGTACCGCACGGTGTACCAGGTGCCCGACTGCCAGCGTTCCGGGCCGTCCGGGGTAGCCAGCAAGAGCTGGACGGCATCGACGATGTCCCGGTCCCGATCCAGGTAATCCTTGGCCGGCAACCAAAGTGCCCGGGGGTCGTACGCCATCCGCAGCCTCGGGTTAGTCGGTGGGTGGACCACGACATCGTTGCCCTTGTCCATCGCGTACACGTGCATAGCCGAGTCGGCTCCGACACAGGCTCCGTGGTGGACGACGACGTCGCCCGGTAGCACCTCCTGCAACCAGGCGTGCTGCTCCCCTGTGAGGTTGTTACGGGTCCCGGTGAACCCCCAGTGATCGGCCAAGTTCACAGGTACGCACTCCTCGGGAGGTGGATGTTCTCTCGGTACTCCCGGACCCCGGTCGTCATCCGCTCGATGATCTCGCTGACGGACTCCTCTACGTCGAGGACCTCCCCGTTCTTCAGGACCACCGCTGAGCCGCCCTCCTCACGTCCGCTGAAGGCTGCAATCTCCCAGACGTTGACGTATCCGAGCTTGTTCCCCGGCGGGGTCAACGCGATGAAGAACACCTTCGGCATGTCCTGGCTCACTTGTTCAGCTCCCTTTCCAGCTCTGCGGCTTCCATCTCCAGTTCGGCTATGCGACAGGTCAATTCGTCCACCCGGTAGTCCAGGTTGGATGCTTCGTCCATCGCTGTGCGGACCTGCCGGATCAGGTCCGGGAACGCCCCGTGCAACGACGCGAACCAGTCGGCGTCGTGCTCTGTGAGGAACGTGGCCACCTTGACCCGGTTGTCTTCCTTGTCGACGGCGTAGACCGGCCACCACTCTTCGACCGTGTGAGGCTCTCCGACCACGTAGAACCGATCTTCGGCCCCAACGGTTTTCGCCCAGCCCTGGTACATGACGTCCAGGAATTCTTCGGTATCCATCAGAGCAGCCCCTCCTCTATCTCCTTGAGGCCCAATTCGTTCGGGATCAACTCAGCCTGGAATCGAACCAATACCTTCGGCGGTGTGATCTCTCGGCCGTCCCACGTGTACGTCGGGGCCATCGCGGGGTGGACGGTCTCGGCGTCCACGACGTCCATCTTGATGTCGCTGACCACGAGGCCCTTCTGCTGCATCAGCTTCACGGCCTCGTACCGCAGGTCGGATGCGACGTCCGGGTTGGACTCCCAGGCATACTTCTCAACCGGGATCACCACCGCGTACTTCACCGGGCGGCTCATCCGTCCGCCCACTTCTCCGCTTCGAGGGCAGCCGCGAAGAACTCACCCATCGAGGCGTAGTGCACCCCTCGGCCGTCCCACTCGATGCTGATCTCGTCCCAGCGGCTGGTGATGGTGTACTCCGAGTAGCCCGACCAGCAGTCGCTGACCGTGATGACCGGCCATCCGTGGAAGTACCGCCAGCGATCCCCGGAGAGGTGCTGGAACATCTTCCGGATGGCCTCCACGAGGTAGTCGTCCACCTCGGTGTACGTGGTGTAGCCCATCCGCTGAGAGCCCAGCGGGGACCGGCCGTCGTAGCCTTCGTCGACCGCGATGTGTGCGTTAGGCATCAGCGGCCCTCCACTTCGTAGAACTCCCCCGTGACGGGCTGAAGTTCGTTGACGTTCAACCGATCCGGGCTGTGGACCATCTGCATCCATCCGCCGTAGTAGCCGTTCGACGCGTTCCGGAACGAGACGACGGTGGTCTGTTCACCCCAGACGGGATGCTCCGAGACGAACTCGTAGCCGTAGACGGCGATGCTCTCGTAGTTGGCATCGTGGTTCTGCTCGGAGAGGTCCAACTCGTTGACCTCGACGATCGGACCGTTGGCGATCAGCTTGTCGGCGCCGACGATGTCGTAGAAGTACGAATACGAACAGCAGTCGCCCTCGACGTCGAAAGCCACACGGCCCTGGTCGGTTTCGAGGACCAGGTATTCTTCCGAGATGTAGACCCCCAGCACCTTCTTGCCGACGATCTCTTCCTTCTTGATGTACCAGCTCATAGTCTCCCTTTCAGACTGAGTTACTTGTCTAGTTGGAGTCCGCGTAAAGCGAGCCCCAGGCCCGACCGCCTACCTCCGGGTCGGTACCGATGAACACAGGTCCCATCTCCTCGGCCATCAGCCGAGCGATCTCCCCCGCGCCCCACTCCGCCTTCTTGGCGGGGACAGAGGCAAGGATTTCGTCGTGGATCGGCAGGCGGAGGTACGGGGTGAACCCGGCCTCGTGCAGCCGGATCAACGCCCGGCCGGTGACATCCCTTGAGCTGCTCTGAATCTGGTAGTTCAGCGCTGCGTACGCCCGTGCCGGATCAACCGGCAACCGGCGCCCGGTCGGGGTGATGATGCACCCACGCCGGCTGGCTTCCTGCTGGAGCTTGGCGGAGTACCGCTTCGCCCCCGGGTACGCCTTGTCGAAGCCGTCGACCACCTGTTTGGCGGTCTTCAGATCGAGCCCGGTCTGCTCGGCCACCGTCTTGGCGCCGCCGCCGTAGACGCGGCCGAAGTTCACCACTTTGGCGTAGCCACGCTCTGCCTTGTGGTCCGCTGTGATGTGCGCCCCGAACGCCGCCTGGGCGGTCATCAGGTGGAGGTCCGCCCCGTCCCGGAACGCTTGGATCATCGTCTCGTCACCCGAGAGTGCCGCCAGCACACGGAGTTCCTGCGCCTGGTAGTCCACCGAGGCGATCAGGTGGCCCTCGTCTGCCACGAAGCAGTTCCGGATCAGCGAGTCTTTCGCCGGCAGGGTCTGAGCCGGAATGCCGGTGATCGACATACGCCCCGTACGGGCCTGTAGCGGGTTGATGTGGGCGTGACAACGGCCCTGGGAGTCCATCCCCTTCAGGAACCCGTCGACCCACGTGGTGCGCCACTTACCGGCTTTCTTGCCCTCGACCACGGCCTTGGCGAACTCGTCGCCTTGCTTCACCAGATCGGCCAGCAGCGTCTTGTCGACCTTCCGCTTGCCGGTCTCGGTTCGGCCTTTGATCCGGTGACCCCGCTCTTCGATGACGTCTGCGACCATCTCGGTCGAGTTGACGTTCTCGCAGCCCATCTCCTTGGCCAGGTGCTTCCAGGCGTCCTCCTCGCCCTGTAGGCGAGCGGAGAGCTGCCGGGTGTACTCCTCGTCGAGCAGGAACCCCTGACGCTCCATGTAGGCGCAGATTTCGGCCAGCTTGTGCTCATAGGGCACCAGCGGCTTCGACTGCTGCGGGACCAACGGGAGCAGCTTCCGGAGGAGCCGGGTGGCGAACACCGTGTCCATGCCGGCGTACAGGTTGTACTCCGGGTGCTCAATCGGGATCAGCGACCAGATTTTGGCCTTGACCGTCTTGTGCTCCCGAGCCAGCTTGGCCATCAGGCCCTTGACCTCTTCGGCCTGCTTCGGGTCGATGTAGTGGGCGACCAGGTCCTCCAGCGAGTGCCCGGTCCCGCCTTCCATCCGTGCCCGTGGATCAACCAGGTGCGCAAGGATTTTGGTGTCGGTGACCTTCGGCCACAGTTCCTCCATCGGCACCCCGAGGCACCGATCGAACACCTGGAGGTCGAACGAGGCGTTGTGGAGCACGAACCCCTTGACGCCCCGCAGAGCCTTCCGGACGTCCTCTTTGAACCGTGGCCCCTTCTCGACTGGGACGACCCACGCTTCGGTGGGCGTGCCGAACTGCACTGTCCGGCAACGGTAGTCGTCCGAGTAGATGTCCAGCCCGGTTGTCTCAGAGTCCAGCCCGAGGAAGTTGAGGTGCTCCCGGATGAAATCCCGGAACCCCGCGAGGTCCTCCTCGGTCTCGACGACGTTGACCGAAACACGTTGACCTGCAACGTGAGAGTGCAGTTCTAACAACGTGTCTCCTAGTCGTACGGGTTACGCTCGACGCTCGTGGACTCAAACGTGCGAGTCACCGGGTCGTGCCGAGTGAACGGGCCGACAACGCCTTCTTTGGCCTTGCCGTCTGCGATGAACCGGGCGCCGATCAGGTTGTGCTGCCACAGCGACAGGAGCCCGATGTCCCCCTCGAAGAAGAGGGTGGCGTCGTCAGCCGCACCCAGGTACCGGACGGTGCTCTCTTCGATCACCGCGATCTCCGACATCAGGTCGATAGCCTTGCGGCGCAGGCCAACTGCCTGCACGTCGATCGGCAGAGCAACGTCAACGGGGACCGCGATGAGCGCCTGGATACGGTCCTTCACCAGATCACCACCGCAGGTGTGGTGTCGGGGTACTCGTCAAGATCGGCGGGGTGAATGACCTCGATCTCCCAGTCGTACCGAACCATCTGAGCTGCGGTGTCGACGTTGGCCTCCCGGTAGGAGTTACCTTCCTCGTCCGAGCTCACGATGACCTCGACGTCATCCGGCACGTTGGCGAGTTTCGCCTTCAGCTCTCCGACGTTCACTCCTCCACACCCGCCTTGTCGAGCGCGAACTGGACGTGGGCCTCGAAGACGGCTTCAACCTCGTCAAGAAGCTCCGGGTGGTGCTCCGTGAGCCACCGGATCACCCCGGCGGCGCCGACGACCACCGAGTGGACGGCGCCGAGCGGCAGCTCCATCGACTCTTCCCACAGCTCCTCGGCTGTCTTCTCGTTCAGCTCGTACATCAGGCAGCCACCCGGCCTTCCAGGTCCGCGACGGCCCGGTCGATGAGGCCGAAGACCTTCTCGTCTCCCAGCTCTCCGCCAGCGGCGTAGTTGTCGTTGTACCGAAAGACCGTGCAGTCGTTGGTGTCGTAGCGGGAGTAGCCGAGGTGTCTCAGTTCGTCGTCCGTCATCACGTCGAGCAGGGCCAGCACCTCCGCCCGCGCTGCGCCGTTGGGGTAGAACGGCGAGTAGTCGTCGATCCAGCCTTCGGCGTCGGCGCTCTCCAAGAAGGCGTCTCCGACGACTGCGATGCCGATGCCGCCCAGCAGGCAGGCACATCCGGTCTCGGGGTCCACCAGCTTGCCGGTGGTACGGCCGCGCTCCTTCAGAACCTCCTTGGTGCGCTTCAGGTTTTCGATGATCTCTGCGATGGTCTTCACTGGCTTCCTTTCCGGTGGTATTGACCGCTCACCGTCCGAGAGACGGTGGCGTGATGGACGTCGAAAGTGCGGGCGATATCACGGTTGGATATGCCCTGGCGGGCCATGTCACGGATGGCCTTGACTTCGGTTTTGGTGAGCTTCGGCCGGTTCTTCGGCCGGGCCGGAGCTTCCGGCTGCGGAAGATGGGCCACGAGGACCTGCATCTCCCAGATCAGCTCCTTGAGCCGGCGAACCGGATCGGGGGCCGAAGCCCCCGTCGAGTTACTTGTCAAGGGCTCGGCCTACCGAAGGAACTGGGCCGGGCACTCGTCGTCACGGTCGCCGGAGCCACACATGAACGCCTTCCACGCCTTGCCGTTCTTCTTGCTGATGCCGGTCTTGTAGACCATCGCCCCGTGCTTGCAGAAGCGCTCCTCGCCGTTCGGCGCTTCCTGGGCAGCCTGGGGGGCATTACTGCGGCCTCCGCCGCTGTTGCCGCCACCCGAGTTACCGCCGGAACCGCCTGCGGCCTTGGCCGGGCCGAGCGAGACGAAGTGCTTGCCGGCCTTCTGGACCCGCTCCATCACGGTGGCCAGCTTGCCGGCGTTGTCGCCGGAGACCTGGTCGAGCGCGTCGTCCATGTCGGTGGCGTGAATGACGATCCACGGAGCGTCGAACCCGGAGCCGCCCTTGAAGGTCAGGACGACCTTGCCATCGCTGCCGGCGTTGTTGACCACAGTAGTGGTAGCAGGCTTGGCAGCAGCCTTGGCGGGAGCCTTCTTGGCCGGGGCCTTCTTCGGAGCCGGAGCGGGTTCCGGCTCTTCGGGCTCGGGAGCGTCGAACGCATCGTGAACCTCGGTCTGGGCCTCGTCGTTGTCGTCGCCGAAGGGATCATTGTCGATTGGCATACAGCCGGTTACCTTTCAGTGGGGATAACAAAAGGCCGACCCGGTGATACGGATCGACCTGTGGGGGTAGGTAATTCAGGAGATGAGCAGCCGTCACCAGGACGGCTATCTGGGTGAGCACCGGCCATCTGGCCTTGGCTCGGCGGAACACATCGGTGATGTATTCGCCCTCGTCGCATGTGATCTCGTGGGCGAGCGCACCAGCGGCTAGCGCCGCGACAGCACGGCTACCCGGCAGGCTCCACACCGAGGTCCTCGACCATCTTGTCCAGCATGAACTCGGTGAACGTGAACGCCTCGTCCGGCAGGTCCACGAGGCGGTGGACACAGAAGGCGTCCAACAGGTAGCCCGTCTCGATGCCGTCCTCCAGCCAGGCGACCAGCGCCTGCTTGACCTTGGCCTCGATCTCCACCTGGGTCACTCGCTGACCTCGTGGGGCTGCGGGAGCCGGGCGTAGATGTGGCCCTGCGTCTCGTAGACGAAGACGTCGACCCATTCGAGGCCGTTCCAGAACACCGGCTGGTCCTCGTCGTAGCCCCGGCGAATCTGGTGCAAGACCTTGCGCGGGACCTCGACCCAGGTGTCCACCCACGAGAATCCCTCGGACTTGGCCAGGATCAGCGACTCGTAGAAGTCGCGGGCGTGGATATCGTCCTCCTGTGCGAACGTGTACCAATTCAATGCCACATCAATTCCTTTCGTTGTGGATGTCGTCGTACGGGGTGTGGACCCAGTGGCCCACTCCGATCGGCTGCTCCAGGTCGATCTCGTCGGCGTATTCCTCGTCGTACCAATCCCCGAGGGGCTCGTAGTCGAGGAACGCGGGGTCGTCAGGCGTAGAGGCCACGATCACCACCGACGTACATCTGCCGGTCTTCCTCCGGCCACTGGTTGATCCGCATCCGTGGGGCGTGCGGGAACGCGTCCGGCACCAACTCGGCCCGGTACAGTTCCGAGCCACCCATGCCGTTGAAAGCGCTATCGAGAAGGTTCATCCCCATCCGATTCCTTGGTTCTGGGCGAACGACTCGAAGTCGAAGTCGTTGGCCTCGTAGTGATCTGACGTCGTGGCCTGGTTCCGGGTGCCCAGTCCGTCGTCACGGGTGACGTGCCGGCGCTTCTGCGCCCGGTTCATCGCGTCCACCAGGGAGTCGACGGCCCGTTCCAGCGCCTTCTGGTCGGCGTCATTCGCCGCCGGAAGACCGCTGACGTAGCGGTCCATCAGCGCCCCGTGGTACCGCTCGGACAGGTCGCCCAGGGCAGCCTCGATGTCCAGGAGCTCGGCCTTGAAGTTCGCCGGAGGGTCGATGAGAATCCGGTCGTCCAGCATCCGCCGGACCTCTTTGACCGAATACCGGTACGCGCCTTTGTAGTAGTCGTAGTCGGTACGTTCCTCGCTGGCGAGCTGGTGACCGATCCCGATGATGGCGCGGTACTTGGCGTCCTTATCCATCAGCGCGATCTTCTGGATGGAGCCCTTGGTCTCCAGCAGCCGCAGGTAGATCGCCTGCTCCGCGTCGTCCTTCTCGATGACCCCCGGCCACTGGTGGGCAACCGCTTTGGCCGCTCGTCGAATGAGCGGCGCTAGCGAGTCAATTGTCAAGTTAGACCTCCCAGGTGTAGCCGTCGACCGTGAATCGGCCCTTCGTGATCGGGATCGGCTCCGGCTTGACGTGTTTGCCCTCGATCGTCAGCACACCGAATCCCTGCTGCCAGTTGGCAGTTGACTGTTTGAGGTACTGAGCCAGCTTCATGTCCATGAGGTGGCCCACCTCCAGCCCGGTGAGCTGCTTGGTGATCTTGCCGCCGTAGCCGTGGGTCTCAGAGAGCACACCGAGGCGATGGGTGTGGCCCATCACCACCGACTTGTTGAACTTCCGAGCGGCGCCGAGCGCCGTGTTGCCGGCGATCCGGGACAGCGAGATACCGCCCACGTGGCCGTGGGTGGACACCCAGTCCGGAGCGAACTCGTAGAACGACGGCAGCAGCGTGACGTCGAACTTCTCGAAGTCGAGCAGCTTCTCCACGTTGAACATCGACGACGACTCGGCCAGCGCCGGGGCGTACTTCTCCAGGTACGCACGAGCCCGGAGGTCGTGGTTCCCTTCGTGGATACCGATAGGCCCGTCGTAGACCTCCCTGAGCGGCTCCAGGAGCGCCTTCTGGGCTGCCATCGAGTCTTCCAGCACCGAGCCCTCGAACTCGGCTCTGGTGCCCTTCGACCACCGCGCAGGCTGCGGCAGGTCGATGACGTCACCGATGTGGATGACCTCGTCGGGTTGGAGCTCACCGATACACCGGATCACACCCGCCAGCGCCCGCCGGTCGTGGTAGATGATCTGGGTATCGGAGATGACGATGATGCGCTTACTCATACAGCCTCTTGGAATCGTTGGAGCAGTTGGAATTTCGCCTCGTTGTAGGCTTCGTCGAGGTCTTCGAGAGCGGCCACTAGGCCAGTCGGGTTGTCCGCGAAGGTGACGTTGATGCGGAGACCCCCGCGCCCGTTGTTTCGCCAGAGCTCCGTGGAGAGCTCGGACTCACCCATCGAGAACCTCGGTGTACGGGCCGTATTCGGTAAGCGCCCTGATTACCCACGACTCTTCGTCCGACTCGGTGTAGTCCCCGGGCTCCCCGCTGTAGGTACGTCGGATGCACCGGTCACTGACGAGGTCCAGCCGATCTCCATCCGCGTCGGCCCATGCGGTGCCACCGGAGAAGTGATCGAAGGTGAGCGCCTCCATGACGCGAGGACCCAGCAGCGCCTTCTCCCAGTCCGCCAGCGGAACAACTCCGGCTGCGGCGTGCAGCTCGTCGATCTCGGCCTTGATCTGCTCGGCCAGCGCGGCGTAGCCAGCGATGTCGACGTACGAATCCCGGTGTACGTCACCGCGATCCAGCCCCGACTTGGCCCGGGACACCTTCAGCAGGATCATCATGTTGGCCACGTCGAACGGGGTGAGGCAGGCGCCCAGGTAGGCGCTCCACAGATCACCGATCCGCTCGAAGGACTCAGATGCCTTGCCGTACTGTCCCAGTCGGTCACCGTCGATCAGACGGGCAGCTTCATCCAGGACGGTTTCTGTCACGCTTCCTCCTTCAGGACTTCGACGAACGGGCCGAACTCGTCCTCGGAGGTGTCCAGTTTCCAGCCACGGTCCTGGTCGTATTCGACGTCTCCGGGGGCGTCGTAGTACCAGCCCTCGCCGTTGGCGGTGACGAAGAGCAGGCCGTCGTAGTTCTGTGGCTTAACCAAGGTCCCGTGCGGGATGTCGAGGACTGAAGCCCACTCCCGAGGCGCCGATAGGGCCGGCGGGTACAGCGTGGCGATGGCAGCGTCGAGCTCCCGCTTGTAGGCGTTGTACCGGGTGAGCTGGGCCTTGCCCTGCTTCACCAACTCCTTGCCCCGTTTGATCTGGTTCTTCAGCGCCGCAATCTCGTTGTCGGCGACAGCCTGCTGCTGCTCCAGTTGGGGCTTCAGGAGGGATTCGGTCACTTGTCGTCTCCTTCGTAGACGTAGTCGTGGATGTACTCGGGGTCGATCAGGTCGCCCCACTTCGTGCCGGGGTCCGCTGCGACCTCGTCGAACGGCGTGAGCGCCGACAGGTCCACGTACTGCTTCAGCCCGGAGGAGCGTCCGTAGACGTACGCGGAGTCGATGTCCGGGTTCGGCCGTACCGCCAGGACCTCGACCACCTCACCTGCTTCGAGGAACACGTCCTCCGGGCGCCCCTGAAGCGTCGGCACACCGACGACCGCGAGGTCCCCTACTTCCAAACTCATTGGCTTCCTTTCCGATTGAGTTACTTGTCAAGCCGCCTACGCGGCAGATTTCGGGTAGAGCGAGATGAGCTCGTCTACCGCGTCCAACTTGAACCCGAGGATCGGGTCCATCACCGACGACGTCACCACTGGAACACCCAGGGCGCCAAGCTCCTTGACGAATGCCTCGGCACCTTCGTCTTTGGTGATGTCGATGATGGCCGGGTCGATGCCGGCCTTGCGGAGCTTGCCGATGATGAGCTTGCAGCCCATGCAGCCGGGCTTGGTGTAGACCCTGACGAAGCTCAAACCACGATCCCCTTCGACAGGCCCATGAGGAGCTGCTCCGCAGCCTCCCAGACCGCGTCCTTCTCGTCGTAGGTCAGACCCTCCGTGGGGTCGTCCTCGTGGACGTACTCCGGGTCGAGCTCCCGGCGCAGCCAGGACTTCACGAAAGACCTTGCACGTGAGCGGATATCGTCCTGGTCCATCAGAGCTCCACCTCCGCCGCGAACAGGTCGGCGGCGTCGAGGATCGCCTGGTAGTCATCGTCGTCTTCGATGTCCGTCAGGAAGAGGTCCGCGAACGTCTCGTTGACCCCCTCGTGAATCCACGCCCGGAGCAACTTCCTTGCCCACGAGTCGATTTGATCCTGTGTCACTTGCGCTTGATCCTTTCCAGTAGTGCTTTCGGGCCTTTGTCGACCACGAACGAGTTGACGTCTTGCCCGTCGGGCATCGGGATCACCTTGGCGTTGGGCAGTGTCTTGGCCACCGTCTCGGCGAACTTGGTCCCGGCCTCGTCTCCATCCGCGAGGATGAACGCAGTCCGGTACCCGAGGAACGGCTCCCGGAAGTGGGGTAGCCACGACTGCGCACCCGGCACTCCCACGGCCTTCAGGCCGCAGAGATGCGCTGTGATGCAGTCGATCTCACCCTCGGTGATGACGATGTCAGCGCTCCGTTGCAAGAGGTCCGGGGTGTTGAACAGCCGGGGCCGGTCCCCCGGCGCCGTCTGGTACTTCGGCTCTCCATCCCCTAGCCGGCGGAACCGGACGGACACCGCCGACCATCCCCGTGCCGGGGAACGGCGGAGGTACGGGATCGCCAACCACCCCCGGTACCACTCATGCCCAGGGCGTGGGTCGGCTACGAACCCCAGACGGAACTTTGCGACCTTCGGGTTGGACGGGAACAGACCCCGGCCCTCCAAATACCCTTCGGCCGGACTTCCGACGAGACTTCGGTGGTACTGGCTTGTGGCTTCCACCAGAGACTTCCGCTGCTCGTCGCTCAGCTTCTGCACGGCTCACTTTCTCCTGTTGTCTGATGATCGACGCGGCATCGCCTTTCACACCGCACGCAAAGCAGTTGAATGCGTTGTGCTCGAATGAGATTGACGATGAAGCCCGAGACTCCCCGTGGAACGGACAGCAGACCTTGATCCAGGTCTTGCCGTTGTCCTCCGGCGGGTCCCACCCCGGGAAGTAGGACCTGATTACCGCGACGATCGCGGGTTCATCCGAGGCCATACGCACGGCCACGGCGCTGGAAGATCACCGTGTTCCCGTCCGCGATATCGGTAGTCGACCGCTGGACCACCTCGACGGTGGCCGGCGCGTGGATCGTGAGCCGGTCCTCCTCGTAGTCGATCGTCATCACCAGCGAGTCGAGCGTGGGAGTCGGCTTCGGACCTTCCGGTGGCCGGATCACGCAGCAGGCCCCCAGTCCTCGTAGAACGAGTGCGGCGGGCCACAGCACTCGCAGCCCTCGTCGGTCACGCTCTCCCCTGTGACCTCCTCGAAGGACGCGATGGCATTCTCTTCGGTGGCACCCGGCAGGAACGCCGACGACGCCAGCGCACCGAGGAATCGGTCATCTCCGGGTCGGTACTTCTGGTGGTGCTCGTCGTCGCGGTACCAACGCACCTTCCAGCCGGCACGCTCCAACGCGAACCAGTCGTCGTCGTTCAGCCACCAGCCACCGCCGGAGTTGTTGGACGAGTAGACGATTCCCCGGACTTCGGCCTCGATGGGCTCGGAGTAGGTCTCGATGCTCACTTCTTCTTACCCTTCCGGTCGTTCATCAGCTCCGTCTTGCCGGTGCGGCCGGCCTTCTTCCGGAGCTCCGGGCTGACGGTGATCCCGTAGTTGCCGTTCGGGGCAGACATCGGTCCTGGCATTGCGTTTCCTTTCTCGGTACGAGAAGCACCCGGGCTCCCCGCATTGACATGTCTTGTAGTTGCGCCAGTCGTGCATGAGTTACTTGTCTAGGTGCCTACGCGGCGCGGATCACGGTGCCACCATCCGGTGCGTTGCACGACGTGCAAAGGCTGCCCACCTTCTTGGAGGGCTTGACGTCGGCGTACGCACCCCACCCCCACTTCTTCCGGCGCTCTGGGATGTCGGGGCGGTCCGCGATCTCCGCTTCGAGATCGCGGATGTACTCGGCCACGTCGGGGAACCACATCTCGATCTCGTCCAGCTCTCCCGCTTTTGCGAACGAACCACACAGGCACTCGCCCGACATGTGGAGGAGGTCTGAAACCTGGTTCACCGGAACGGGGTCCACCTCGCGGTTCATCAACCGGTAGGTCATCATGTCGAGCTTCGTCCACAGCGCGATGGGCGATGCCCAGATGGTTGAGTCGACCCGCTCATACAGCGGGATGTTCGCCCGCCGCGCCGACTCCTGTCGGCGCCGTCCTGCCACGAACAGCACGCGTTCACGGCGGGGCCGGGTGACCAACTTCCGCCGAGCCTGGCGAAGTCCTCGCTCCTTGAGCCGCTGGAACATCTTGAAGTGATGCCCCGGCCCGGGGAATCCCTGCTCCAGCACGAGGTCTCGGTAGGTGGTGGGGGCAATCTCCTCCATCAACGGAAGGCCCCACTCGGCACAGGTGTCTCGCACAAACTGGCGGGTGTCTTCGATGCCGATGGTCGTGTTGCAGTGAATGGCGTGGGTCGCGTGCTTACGCATGAGATGAGCGAGCACCGTGGAGTCGTTGCCACCGGAGAAGAGGACGCAGGTCCCCATGATCTGGTGCTCCGCACCGAACTTCTCCAGCGCGGTCTCCATGATGTAGTCCGACTGCTCGATCAGGTACTGAACTCGCTCAATCCGATACGGCTGCGGGAGCCGAGCTACGACGTCCGCAGGCGTCGGTGTCTCCAGCCCGGGCCGGAGCGGGTCTTCATTCGTCACATGGGTTTCCTTTCGAGTTACTTGTCAAGCTGCTGGGCGAAAAGAATTCGCTTGGTATCGAGCGAGAACGCTCTCCGCTTCGATCGGTGCGATGCGTTTCCCGATGACCGAGATGGCCGGCGGGTGCCGGAGGTAGAAGGCCCCTCGCTCGAATGCCTCCGGTTCGTCCCTGAGATGCCCCACAACGTCCCGGTTGCACGGGCCGCACAGAAGACCCCGGACATGGCCAGTCTCGTGGCAGTGATCCACAGAGAGCCGCTTCCGGGCGCCGTTAGCGCGCCGGCAGATGTAGCACTTGCCGCCCTGGAACTCCAGGATGGCGTAGTACTCCTCGGCGTTGATCCCGTAGGTGGCGATCATCCGCCGCTCCCAGGCGGCGTTCGACGTCGACTTCCGCCGTGCCCGGTGGTGGGTGGCGCAGCGTTTTCCCGGAACTTCTTTGCCGGCCTTCGTCAGCACCGGCTTCCGGTAGGCGGTTATGCCCTCCTTGATGCAGTCGATGCAAACAACGTCAGCCATTGACCAACTCCGCCACCTCGTCGAGGCTCACCGGCCAGCCGCTCCACGCGTCCACGCCGACGTGAATCTGCGTCGACAACCCCGGATCGGAGTACGTCCTCTTCTCCAGAGAGTGCGTGTGCCCGTGGATGATCGGTTGTCCCTCGTCCCGCAGGCGCCACTGGACGTGGCGGTCCCCGGCCGAATGGTCACCCGTGTACGGAAAGTGGCTCAGAAGAGCCGTCAGGTGCCCGTCCGGACGCGGTATGCGGATGCGCGCAGCCGTCGAGATGTGCTCGAAGACCATCCAATACTCGTTGGTCCACTTGTAGGCGTCCCGGTGCATCGGGTGAGGGCCATCGTGATTCCCGAGGATCAGCCGCTTGCGGCCGGGCCGATCCCCAATCCAGTGCAGGGCGTTGATCTGGTCCGACTTCTTGCCGCAGGACAGGTCACCGAGAACCCAGACCACGTCATCCTCGTCGATGCGCGAATCCCACTGCTCCGCAAGGAATTCGCTATGGTCTTCTGCCGAGAATCCGCGCTCCTGGGCCACTAAGTCGTGGCCGATGTGAAGGTCGGAGGTGAACCATACGTTGCTCATGCCGGCCCTCCTCGGCCTCGGCCCTCCCACACTGCCCAAGCGAGCAGCACGAAGGCGTAGACGCAGATGACGATTGCCCCGGCTTCGGTGTCACTCAACACGGTCGAGCACCGCCCCGATGAGGCCGACGACGAGCAGCGCCACGAAGAGCGCGATCAGCACCTTGTCCTGTGTCGTCATGGGTGCCACCCGTAGAAGCCGGTATGCGCCCCGAGCAGCAGCGCGGTGTTGTAGACCACGCAAGTCCACACCCACATGACGATCAGTTCGCGCTTCATCGCTTCATCCCTGCCGCTACCCAGACCGTGCTGATCCGGCCGATCTGCTTGCCGATCCACGGGTTCTCGATCAGCTTCCGGATGGCGGTCTCGGCCTTGGCCTCGATCACCTCCTGGAAGGTGGGAGGCACCGGGGCGTCCGGGTTGTGCATGTTGGCCGGCACCGGCTGCTGGTCCTCGAATTCGGCGGTGAACGCCTCGACACCAAACAGCTTGACTCGCAGGATCATTCGGGCCACCCCGCGACGAGCTCCTTGATGAGCTCTCCGAACGTGCTCCAGATCGTTTCGTACTTGAGAGCACCATCGGTGTCGATGTACCGAACGGTGACGACGGTCTCCTCCCACGAGCAGGTCTCACACCCGCCGCCGTAGTGGGTCTCCTCCTCTACGGAGTCGATATCCCGGATGTCGTCGACACCCTTCTTGACGAGGTACGCCTTCACCGACTCATTCAGCGAGTCCCGGAACGTGGCCATCACTTGCCTCCGTAGACGAGGCCACCCGAGAAGAGGGTGGGAGGGGCATCGAACTCCTTCGTCAGGACAGCGCCCTCCTGGTACACGTACAGGGCTGCTGTTGTCCCGTCTGGCTTCTCGACGAATACCGCAGTCTCGCCGCTGCTCTCAACGAACCTGGTGTAGACCTTGGCCGGCTTCGGCTTCCGCTCCTCCTCGATGCGGTCTGCCGTCTTGCGGAGCTGCTCGACGGTGGTCGATAGGTAGGTGATTCCGTCTCCCGTGAAGGTTCTCCCGATGGACGCGAGGCCATCGGCCACCTCGCGGAGGTTCTCAGGGGTGATCGGCGCCGGTTCGGGCGCATTCTCAAACGGGTTGTCGACGAAGGGGGGCATTGTTTTCCTCTCAGGATGAGTTACTTGTCAAGCTGGGTACCGCTAAGAGCGGTCTTTGATGCTCATGGAGTCGCCTATGAAATCCAGGGTGACATAGTCGTTTCCGGACGGGTCAGCTCGACCCGAGCGGTTCTTCACGGTGGAGACGTTGAGGTCGTCGGTGCCGAACTCCGAAGCGATCCGGAACAGCGTCAGCACCATCTCGGGGACACGGGTGATCTGGCCTTTGACCCCGGACAGGGGAATCGGCTTGTCGGCGTCGTTGTACGACGAGGTGACGTGGTGCAGCCCGATGACGCAGGCTTCAGTGCCACGGGCCACCGTGTGGAGGTAGTCCATCAGACCCTCCAGCCCCGAGAACGGGTCGTCGTCGTTGTCTCCACCGGCCCGGACGTTGGTGATGTTGTCCACCACGATCAACTCCGGGTACTCCCCGTAGACCTCGTCGTACGCCCGGAGGGACGTCTCGACTTGGTCAAGCGACGGAGAAGCGTTGTAGTTGAACCGGATTGGCGCCGCGTCGAACACCGAGTCGATCTCGTCGAGGTCCTCGTTGCGGACCGTTGCGGCGGACCGCTCCAGCGTCTGCTCCTTGACGATCGACAGCGACCGGGTGGTCTGGGTGAACGCGTCGGAGTCCGCCGAGAAGTAGAGCGTCGGGACCCCCGACTTCAGGGCGTACGCCAGGATGAACGCAGACTTGCCTGTTCCGGGGCCGGCGCAAGCCAGCACAAGCTGGCCCCGCAGGAACCTAGTCCCTTTGTGCCCCAACGACTCCCACACAACCGGCAGCGGGTCTCCCGCGCTGCCTTTGACGAACAGCGACTGTGTGAGTGTGAGTATGGTTTTCCTCCTGTCTATTGCAAAGGCGGGATTGGCTCGACCGGTTTGGGCGGCAGAGGCGGGAGCGGCTTGGTTGCCGCCCCGAAAGCCATCGCGAGAGCGACCACCCAGCCGATGAACGTCCAGCCCAAGAAAATGTTGATGACGATGGTCGGCCCCGGGGTCTGGACTCGCCGTGCGAACACCACAAACGTCGGCACGAAGTACAGCGCGAGGAGAAACAGGAATTCCACGTCCGCTCCCCTACGGCCGAACCAGTTCGGGCTCGGTCCATGGCAGGGAGCCGGGACCCCCGAACCCGAATGGGCTGGACGCCGTCTGGTGCCAGAACGATCCGTCCGGGTACTTCGTCCCGTCGCAGTACGGGATCATCGCCAGGTTCCCCATGCCGCCTTGGCACCACAGCGTGGCGCCGTTGGGCATGTGCGGGTCAGGCCCTTCCGCCGTAGCAGAAGGGGCAATCGCAACACCAAGTGCAGCCATCGCAGCTATCGCCGCCATCCGGGCACCGAACTTCTCCACGATCTTCCTCCCAAGTAGCTGAGAGGTTCATGCTAGCCACCTGGGTGATCAGTTCGTCAGGGAACAGCGCGATGTCACGTCGAACCCTGCCGAGTTGGCCAGGAGCAACAGCGACCGGCCGACCTGGACTCGGTTCTGGTGGCGGATTTTCGGGTCTCCGTCCGGATTCCGCTGGCGGGGCGTGTTCCACGATGCCTTGTCCACCAGCTCACCGAGCAGGGCCATCTCGTCCTCGGTCATCAGTACCCCCGATGGACGATGACGAATCCCGCGTCTGCGAGGTTCCGCATGACCGCGTGCTTGGCCTCTACGTGGTCGAAAGGCGCACCGTGTCGGTCGCACCACTCCACCGTCTCCTCCAGAGCCTCCTCGACGACGTCCTCCGGCTTCGAGACCTCGACGGAGGTCGTGAACCTCACTTCTCGTCCTCCTTCATGCCGTCGAAGACCGGCAGGCCGGCCCGGAAGGCTACGCCCTCTTGGTCCAGGCCCTTGCCGAACTCGTAGGCAAGCTGCGGACCCTGTGGGATTCCGGTCACCCCCGCGATCTGCGCCGGCTTCATGCCTCCGCGCAGCATCCGCAGGACGCCGACGGTCTCGTGCGGCGCCCGGTCGGTGAGGTAGTACAGCTCCTCCTCCCCCACGCCATCCGGGATCGTCTGGCTCGCCAGAGCCTGCTTGGTCACGGCGATCCCGTAGTCGATGGCCTTGTCCAGCGCGGCCTTCAGGTCGGTCGGGTCGATGCCCAGCTCGGCCATGAACTCGCGGCGCACACGCGCCTGCGCTGAGTCGCTCGGTTCTTCGTGCAGTGCTGCGGTCATACTTCCTCCAGGTCTGTGAGGTCTCCCAGGGCGTCCGGGAGCTCGATCTCGACGGCTGTGCCGTCCGGGTAGGCGACGAGCACGCTCCGGTCCACGCCTCGGGTCACCGAGCCGTCCAGGTTGGCGTACGCGTGGACAGAGGCAAGCCTCTTTGCCGCCTGAGCGAAACGCAGAGCGGCGGTCGACGTTGGGAACGGGTAAGTGGCCGGACCGTTCAACCGGTCCAGCGCACCGAGGTGTACGACGTGATAGCTCACGCAGCCACCCGGTTACTTGTCAAGATCGACCGCGAACGGTAGTCGTCGGGGCGCATCAGCGCCTCGAAGTTGGCGTTGCGGACCGCCCGGGTCCGGCGCCGACGGGCGACGATCTCCATCTGGTGCCGAGTCATCAGTAGTTCTCCGCTTCGAGCTTGGTGATGAAGAAGTGGATGCCGGCGGCGCACTCTTCCCACGGGTCCTCTCCGAATCCGTTGGTAGGAACGACGGTCTCACCGACGGTGTACTTGAAGTTGCCGTCGTGGCCGCTGAACGCCATCTCGGCCGGCTCGCCGTCGGCGACTCGGGTGATCGACAGGACCTCGGCCTTGCTGGCGCGGCACTTGCGGCCGGAGGCGTGGGATCGCTTGGCGTCCTCCGGAATTCGCAGCTTCACGATCACCGGGCGAGCCGTGCTCTCGTCGTACGCCTTCTTGAAGCCGATGATCGAACCTTCGTCCGGCAGGATGCGAGTCTGAGCGACGACCAGGTCCGCGTTCTTCGCGTCTTTGAGGTCGGCGCCATAGAGGTCGGCGCCACGGAGGTTGGCGCCACGGAGGTCGGCGCCACGGAGGTTGGCGCCACGGAGGTCGGCGCCACAGAGGTCGGCGCCACAGAGGTTGGCGCCATAGAGGTCGGCGCCACGGAGGTTGGCGCCACGGAGGTCGGCGCCATAGAGGTTGGCGCCTCCCTGTGTCGCCTCCTCCAGCGCGGCCCGGACACTGGTCCGGTTCGAGACGAACAGGGTGTCTCCGTAGTGATTCTTGATGCTGATGGTCATGTCGATTCCTTTCGATGAGTTACTTGTCAAGCCGCTAGGCAGCAGAAAAGGCGCACGAGTACGCCACGTCACAGAACTTGCATTTGTCAGGGTCGGGCTTCGGGTCGAACCTCTCCGCCTTGATGTTGTGGTGGAGCTGGTGGAACTCAGCGGTGACCGCTTCCTCGGTCCACTCGGTGATGTCGTAGGGATAGGTGGGCTTGGCCGGCTTGCCCTTCTTGCCGGCCATGAAGTAGTCGCCGTGGGTCACTTCCAGGCCGTACATCAGCCTGAGAGCCACACCGTAGACGCCAAGCTGGAAGTCATCTCCAGGAGAGTTCCCAGTCTTGTTGTCTCGCACGATGATCTGGGACGACAGTCCCTGTTCAAGCTCCATCACCGCGTCGATGTACCCCCGGACCAAGACTCCATCTAGGTCGATGTCGAACCCGAGCTCGATGCCGGGTGTCCCGTCCGGAGCGACCCACACCACGTCGTTCGGGTGTGCGTCGTACCACGCGAGGCACTTCTCGACCTGTTCCAGTCCGATGTCAAACCTTCGTTCGACGTCCTGTTCCCCGCCGTACGGGCCGCTGGGCTGCCACCAGTCGAAGTTCGGGGTGACCTCGGTGTACTTCGACACCTCCTCGGCGTACGAAGCCTTGAAGACCTCTTGCGCCTCCCCCATCGTCATCTGTCTACCCGAGCGCTCCCACATCTCCAGCGCGTAGTGGACAGCGGAGCCTTGGGGCAGCCACGCTGCCGGCCGGCTCCACGCCTTCTCCACCTTGGCCAGGTACCACGCCTGCGGGCACTTCTCGTAGGTGTTCCGCTGCGACACCGACAGATGGCCCGGGGGCTTCACGCGGCTACCTCGATGCCCATAGAGCCTGTTCGGACCCAGTCACGGACCCATCCGAGGGCACCTTCCACCGAGGTGAACTCCGGCGTGCCCGGCGCCGGAGCTGCGTCCTGGACCTCGTAGATCGAGACCTTGGCGCTGTTGTGGATCAGCTCCACCGTGTCTTCGATGAAGCCTCCCAGCACCGTGGCCTCCCGCTCCCCGAGGAACCCCAGGATCGGCGCCATCTTGGCGCTAGAGTCGCGGAGCCATCCGCTGCGGTACACAACGGCGACGGTCGCATTGAGAACCTTGACCGTGGCGGCGTAGACCCAGCGGTTGTGTTCCACCAACAGGTGGGAGAGCGGAGCGACGTGCAGCACGAACAAACCTTCCTAGTAGCCCTCGGGCAGTAGCCATATGTCTTTCCAATCTTCAGTTGTTGCCGTTATGTACTTGTTCTCACGAATGAGCAAGTCTCCGTCGGATTTTCGACGTTTTCGCCATGCCCATCCACCTTTGTTGGTCATCGACTCCGGCGGCACCAGAGTCGGGTCAAACTCGACGATGTAATCGTTGTCCGCGATGAACCGGTAGAAAGCCTCAAGCCTCTTGAGATCGGCCGGCTTCATCCCGATTCCCCCGGTGATGACGTACTCAGCGTGGTTCCGGAGATTCCGGTACACCGCCGTCTGCGTCATCGGTGCCTCTACCGTCAGCGGCCACGCCTCCAGCACCTCTTGTCGAGGTGTCTTTCGCCCCCCATACGTCTTGACCCACCACGAAATCGCTTGCCTGGTGACGCCGTACATCTCGGCTATCTCCGTTTGGCTGTAGCCTTTTCGTTTGAAGTCTTCGATCGCCACGAGTGATAGCTCGGGCAGTTTGTCCCTGTCCATGCTCTCTCTTATTCCCCTGTGTTTGCTGGTCTAGTTACCTGTCAAACCATAACCTCCCCGAGGGACAATTGTTGGTTGTCCCGCACCGTGTCCCCCGACTCAGCCGAACGGCTGACAGAAACCATACAGGCAAATTGTCTTGTACGTAAGTGGATCATACGATCTACCCGTTTTTGGGCCAAAGCTCCTGTATCCGCTCTCGAATCTCGGCAAGTCGGCGGTCGATCGAGCCGAGGGCTCTCTGGCTCCGGCAAAGCTCCCGCGTCCGCATGAGTGATGCCTCTGTGGCCAACGCCTCGTCGAGCGTCATGTCTTTCACGTCGACCTGCACCCGGAGGTAGCCGGGCAGCTCTTCGTCGCTCATGTCATACCTCTCTATCCGCAGCCACGGAGGCCGCAATGGAATCCGAAGTGGTCCCGCCCGTGGCGGTCGTTGTCTCTTGGTGTGTCGTCGTCGGAGCGCCCGGTGTCACACGGTGACTTGCCCGGCTGGGTGCCGGCCCGATGCTCTGCGATATCAACGCTTTTCGTTACGCCGTGCTTGGCGAGATGGGCCGAGCACGACTCGGCCGAAGCCTCCGAGATGATGCCGGGCAGATGTCCGATCACGATGGCTCCGCAGAGCCCAGCGATTACCGTGGAGGCCCTCACGTCAAGCCTCCGTGGGTGTGTGCCGGTGGTACTCGGGAGCCGGGCCGACGCAGCCACCGACTGCGGACGCCAGCCAGAGCCGGCGCTCCAAGTCTTTGATCTTGCGTGCAGCCTCTCCCAGCTTGGCTCCGATGGTGTCGAAGTCATCGAGGGATGCCCGGAGAAGAACGGGAACGTCTGCCAGCTCGTCGGCAATATCGTGGATATCCCAACGCTTTACGGTGGCGGTCACTTCGATACCTTCGTGGTCTTCGGCGCCTTGGCCGGCTTCGATGCCTTCGGCTTGTCGTTGCGGGAATATCCCTTGTCGATCGTCGGCCGGAGCTTGGCGTCCATCTGGTCGACCACCTTGTCGGCCGTGGTGTGCCCAAACCTCTTGAGCGTGTTGCGGATTCCCTGCGTGATCGGGAGGTGCTTCGTCGGAATCAGCGTCCGCGTGGTGGTCGTTCCGTTGGGGTTGGTGGTCGTGGTGACCCTGGCTTCGTTCAACCGCGTGAGCGGGTCTGAAGCCTTACCCGTGCCGTACTGGGTGTGGAGCTGCTGCCACCCGGCCATCGCGTTCATCACAGCCATGTAGTTGGGACGGTCCGGGAAGTCTCCCACCCCGTCGTACTCGGCGGTCACGATGTTGACGTCGTGGGTGAAAGCTCTCTTCGGCGGAGAGAATCCGAAGTGCCGGCTGATTCCGTGGTCGTCGTCCGGGTCACCGATCAGGACATACCTCGTATCCGTCCGGGTGTCTCGTTGCTCCGCCGCACGTGCCACCTGTGCGCCCTTCGAGAGGCCGATGATGGTGGTTTGGTTCGTCTGCTGCTGCACGATGGTCGAAACCTTCGGTGCTGCGGCGTGCGGGTTGGCCCACGGTGCGCCGTTGTACTTCACGTTGGTAGCTGTGCCCACGTCGTGGACGAACGGAGCTGTGAAGCCTTGTGGGACAGTCGCGCTGGTCGGCACCATGCCGGTACCGGTTCCGCCGATGTACACCACGTCCGTGTCTGCGTGAGCCTCCGGCCCGGCCAACAGTGATGCGCCGATCGCAGCGGTAGCTGCGATCGCGAACAAACCTCGGTTCATTGTCAAGCTCCCTTCAATCGTTGTTCTTCTTGGGCCAGCGCGTAGCCGGCTCTCATGCCTTCTGCGAACGCGTTCTCCAGGTGGGGCTCGATGAGCTCGATCACCTTGGCTTCCACGTATTCCGGTGCGTCCAACAACCGGCTGCCCGTCCAAAACTTGAAGGTGCCGTCTCCCGACGGGTCGGGGTAGAAACCGGGCCGGTTGGCCTCGGTCAGCTTGCCCAGGAGGGCACCTAGCTTCTTCACGTCGCTCCTTAGGCTGCGGCTTGAATGTTGTTGAGCTGCTGCATCAGTCGGTGCCCGATGAACTCGGAGTAGACCGGAGGGATGGCCTCCCGCAGCTCGTCGCGGGTCATCCAGTCGATGCCCATCGCTTCACGGCCCTTGTCCACCCCGGAGAAGTTGCCCACGACGTGCATAAACTCGCCGTCCTTCGGTGGGCGCCCCATCTTGGCTGTCTTGGCGACGTGCTCCCGGTGCTTGGGCTGAGTGACCGGGAAACTGGTCTCGAAGAGCCGGGGCCGGTACGTCTTCAGCCCTGGGAACATGCACCCGCATAACTCCACGGGGTCGATAAGTGGTGCGCCAGGGACGTTCTCGATCACCCAAGGCTTTCCGATCAGCTCGAAGGCTGCCCGTGTGGGTGTGACGTAGTCGGGGTGGTCGTTTCCCTGGATGCGCTGCGCGTTGGTGAACGCTTGGCAAGGCGGCGAACCGTGGAGTGCGTCAAACTCCCGGTGGTGCTCCAGCAGGAACTTGAGTGCGTCCCCTTGGTGAAACTCGAAGGGGTAGTTGGGCTGTGGGTCGATGTCTACGCCGACCACGTCGAACCCGGCTCGGCAGTACCCCATCCCGGCGCCTCCGGCGCAGCAGAAGAGGTCCAGCAACAGCGGCCGTGTCATGCCTCGAACCACTGGAGGGACCAAACCTGATCGTCCACGGTGCCCGGGAAGATGTAGCGGTCGTTCTGGTCGAACTCACCGCCACGAGCGTTGACCAGGTGGTCCATCCACGCCTTGGAGGCCGGCGATGTGTGCGCTGCTTCGGTGAGCCATTCAATTGATCCGTCGTCGTGGACTATGCCCTCGGTCAGCACCTGGGTCAGTTCCAGCTCTCCCTTCCCGGAGGCTGCGAAATGGCCACAGCGGGCACTAGTGCAATCGGCCTTGCTCATAGCTTCTCCCAGTTACTTGTCTAGGTGTGAGTCTTGAGTGAGCACAGCAGGCGGTTCCGGCAGGCGCTACGAACGCGGTCCGGAGGTCTCTTACCTGGTGCGACCTGCTGTGCTACGTGCCCACGGCGCAAGTCGAATGCGCCCCGTCGCCTCACGGCGATGGAACCGTTGCGGGCCGATATTCAGTTGTGGGGGTTACTTGTCTAGCTGCTCATCGAGCTTGCTTGGCGTGGCGATCAAAGCTGCTGGCCAGGTTGTAGACCCCGTTGACCAGAGCCGAAGCGTCGTACCCGGCCCGGTGACGCTCGATGGCTTGAGCGACAGCTCGGTTGTAGGCGTCGACTTGGCAGTCCGGCCACACCGCGCCGTTCCACCGCCGGTAGCCGTATGGCATGGGCTGGTCGCTGGTCAGGCCAGCGGGAAGGCTCGTCGTGGTAGCCGCCTTAGCTGCCATGTCTTGGATGTGAGCTGCCAGTTCGTGCGGGTCGGGAGCCATGTCCACCCCTTCGGTGATTGTGTGATTGACCTGCGAAAAGACGGTGCCTAGAATTCGAGACAGGAGGCCTGCCCGGCCGTGGCCAACGAACCGGGCAGGCTGCGGTACTACTTCCGCCTACGGAGCAACTCAAGAGTTGCCCAGATAGCGCTTGGTAGTGCCAATATGAGGCCGATCACCTGCAGGCGATCGTCCTCACCTCCTGTCTCTCCTCCCACATAGGCCGTGGGAGGAGCCTGCCCAGACTGAGTTACTTGTCCAGGCGTGAGGCAAAGCGGACAGCAAGGGAATTGAACCCTCACCCGTGTGTGCACCTCCGCCGCAACGGCCATAGTGGATTGCTTAAGGCAGCGCTCCAGCCGTTCGCCAGCACACATACGGGCCAACCGATGTCTATCCGTCAGGTCACGCGACACCCTCATGGTCTGCTAGCCGGGTGTGACCAGATCACCCGAAGGTGATCGCGCCGTATGAAAGATTGTCGACCGGTGTCTGTGTTTCCGCCCTAGGCCATTCCCACTGCAAGGGTGGGTCTGAGATGCACCGCTAACCAAGGTGGCCACCCTGGACCCGGAACTCTCCATCCGGTCGATGCAGAGAAACCAAGCGGGGCCGGTGTCTGGAAGCCGTTTCCGCGAACCCCCATCGGCTCGCTTGGTGTCTCTCGCTCTTAAGTTGTAGCGATAGCTAACCATGCGGCCGAGTTACTTGTCAAGCCCTTCGTGGAATTGGTGTGCCACCTGCGACGATGCAGGAGCCGGCAAGGGACCGAAACACGGCCCGGTCAACTGTCAAACCAGCCCCCACGGGAAGCGAACGCACGCAACGGAACACAGCTTCCCCCGAAACGACGGAAGCCCCGCCGAAGCGGGGCCTCATCGGGTCGAACCATCACTTGCGCGGCCGGGTCCAAGCGGAGAGCTGAAGCCGACGGCTGTTGCGGATGGCAACCATCATGTCCGCGTTCATCGCAGCTCGCCGCACACGCGGTTGCCCATCGTGGCGCAATCCCATCCGGGTTCGTCTTCCTGCGGTCCGTCGTCCTGCGCCACCTCGTTCCAGTAGCGGGCATCCAGCGGAGCTGCGGTAGCCGTGGCGACGGGCGCGACTGCGGCCCCGGCGATCAGCGCGGCTGCGAGAAGGGTGCGAACGGACAT